GAAGAGACCATACAAAGCCTAACATTTCTAAAAATTTATTCCACATCTTTTTTATCCTTATCTTTTTTTTGTTCTACAACTTCAGACTCTTGTAATCTTTTAACGGTTTCTTCTCTTACCACAGAAACGAAAGATAAATCTTTACCAACCCAAGCTCCGTTTTTACAAGAATAATCTATAAGTTGCAAAATATTTAAATAAAAGCTTTTGTCTTGCATTTTAACCCTCTAGAGTTGATATTCTAGCCTCTAGCTCTTGTATAGCTTTGACTAAATTTGGTACTAAAGCAGTATCGTCTAAATACCAATAGTCATCTGGGTTATCAGGCACTTCTACACCCCTTGGGTGTGAGCCAACATTATCAAAGGCTTGTTTAAATGCTTGTGCTGTAAAACCTTGTGAGCCTGTACCTGTACCATCTTTGAATTTAAACTTGATTGGATTTAGTTCAGATATAAGATTCATACCATCAGCAGGACCTAATTCATCTTTTAATCTTTCATCAGATAAAAATGAAAAACCAACAGACGAACCTGTAATATCAACACCACCTTGTGCGATTGGGCTAGTCTCTTCCTTTTTGTAAAAATGTAACATTCGATATGAAGATTGGTCGCCTGAGGCATTTCTTATTGCTAGTGGACCAACGGATTTATTTGTATTTCTAACTTGTAAAAATTCTTGGCTATCGTCAGGGTCAGTTGAATCATTAATAGATACTTGGCCGCTGTCATTTATTCTCATTCTCTCCGTGCCCCCTGTATCAAATCTAATTTTATCTTCGTCAGAGGATTCCTCACATTGAACTTTAGTGTCACCATCAGCGTCTGAAATCAAAGTAGGTGTTCCCGCAGATACAGAGCCAAATGATAAAGCTCCACTACCATTTGTTTTTAAAACTTGGTCAGCACTACCATCTGATGTTGGGAAAGTATATGCTCCATTAAATTGCACAACTTGGCTTTCATTAATACCGATAGCTACATTAGAGCCTACTGTACTGCCATTACCTATTAATAAGTCATCAGCAGAGTCATCAAGTGCAATGTAAAAGTCTTGAGCATTACCATCAAAGACGATAGAAGTATCAACTGCTGCTCCATCACCTATAACAAGTGAGTCATCATCTAAAGTTAGTATTGAGTTTGTACCTACTGTTGAGCCTACACCTACGACTAATTTATCAGCCGAGTCATCAAGACCCACATAAAAATCTTTTGCATTGCCATCAAAAACTAAACTTGTATCTTCTGCTCCTGCATCACCTATAGTTAAACTAGGTGTTGTACCATTTATAACAACTGGACTGGCTATTGAAATACTAGACCCATCTGCTGATAAACTATCCAATGCAATATCACCAACGTTAGTTATATTGGCATCATTAAAAGATGTAGCTCCAAAAGAGTTTGATGCGGCTGTTGAAGTTATGCCATTAGCGGCAGTAATACCACCACCATCTGCAATAGTGATGGCATTATCACCATCAGTAAAACCTATATTAGCAGTCTGTACTTCACCACTAACTAATAAATCACCACCTACAGAAGCATCATCTGTAACAGTTAAATCATCACTTACTTTTAAATCTACTGTAGATAAACTTGCAAAAGCGTCATTTACTGCTGCACCTGAGCCCGCACCATCTAAATAAACTACTTTTACATCACCTGGTCCTATAGTTACGGTAGAACCACTACCCTGTTTTATAATTATATTTTGACTGCCTGATGTTCCATTCTCTATAAAATGTACTCTTTTTAATGTGTTTGGCCCTATTGTTATAGTACAGGCACTATCTAAGGTACCTGTATATTTAATATACATAGCTCTAGCTTCATCTGCAGAGCCATCGGCTACAGTTGAGGCATGAGTATCAGCATTGGTTGTAATTGCTTCGGTTCCAAATCCTAGCCCCTCTCCTACTAATTCTAAATTTGTGTTTGTTGATGTTCCCCAGGTTCCAGATTCATCACCTGTGGCTATTTCTTTAAGTCTTAAGTTATTTACATACGTTGCCATATTTTATCCTTTTACAAACTTGTCCAATTTGGTGTTTGTGTAGTTGTTACATCATTATAGTTTGGAGTTTGGCTTGTATCAACCAAAGACCAAATTAAAACAGAACCCAAACCTGTCGTTGCCTGTAGGCCACTTACAGAGACATTTGCTTTGGCTATAGTAGAAACAGAGCCAAGTCCACTTGTCGCTGATAGTCCAGAGACTGTCACCCTTTCATTTTCATGAACAACAATAGTGCCTAAAGAGGCTGTAGCTCCTCTTTCAGTTACTGGTACGTTAGCTTTACCTATAAAAGATAGTGTACCTAGAGCAGAAGTTGCTCCTTGTTCAGAAACTGGTGTGTTTGCAGCGGCTGATTGCCCTGTTGTGCCGAGTGCGGATGTAGCTGATAAACCAGATACAGAAACTTCTATATCGGCTGGCTGACCCCAAGGACCAGAACCCCAGCTATCTCTGCCCCAACCTGTATCTATAGACATAGGGCTTGCACCCCTAAGCTATAGTAATTATTGCGTTTGCCCCTGCTGTCGGAAAAACTATTGTGAAATCCCCTGCAGTTGAAGTTTTTGATGCTCCAAAACTAATTGTTGCTACTGATTTATCAGAGTTAGTGTCGTTATAAATCAAACATCCACTTGCTGTTATTGTTGCTGTAGAAAATGTTAAGTTCGCAAAATCAACAAAAGCTGTTGTGCCTGTTGACGAAGGTGCTGCTATACCAGGTGTAAGTGCTGCCCCTCCTGCTGTATAGTTTGTGCCTGTTATTTGACCAGTTAAACTTGTAGCGTATGCCGTTGTAGTTGCACCTAAAGAAGCTGTTGCACCTGCATATAAAGCAAGTTTGAACGAATTGCCACCTGATGCAAAATTATGAACCCCTTGTAAAAGTTCTTTTTTAAAACTTGTTGTTAAAGCTGATGATATTGCCATCTATAGTCTCCTAATAATATTTGCTAAATCGGTTTCGCCACCTTTTATTAATTCTTGTATGACCGTACCTTTGTATGATTTTAAAGCATTATTAATATAAATCAAACAAACTTGATATATTGCGTCTTTGAAAGCAGCAGCTTGTTGTGCTATATGTGGTTCTTGGTTTTGTGAATAAGAAACTATTTTATTTGTTAACTCTTCAGCCCAAAACTCTGGAGAGTGTCCACCATTATCAGATGTAACAACTTTTATTTGGCCTAGTTTAGGTTCTCCATTTTGATTCATAAATGATATTTATAATTAGACATAATTAATATTTATTAGGTTCTGGTGGGCCTTTTTTATGCGAGTCGTATCTATCTAACAAACCACCTTCTTTTTTTGTTTCGGGCATTTGTATTTCACTTACTTTTTTTACATGTGGAAAACCATGACTATCTAATCCTACTACCCTTTGGTCTTTTAGCCTGTGGTACCCATACAATTTATCTTCTGAAGGTATGTTGGCGTCTAATAAACTAGAACTTTGTGCTACATCCACCTGTATACCTTTATCTAAACATTTTGCTAACCAAAACTCTACACACCCTCTGCCTGCCTCTGCATATCCAGGATTTGATTTATAGGTAAAATCTACGCCAAACAAAGATATTTTTCTTACATCATTCCAATAAGCAAAAGCTACTGCATAAGCAACGGTATTGTTTAAATACCAGCTTTTTGTATCTTCAACCACTTCGGCTACAGGATATTCTACTAGACCAGGACATCTATCATCTTTTTCACATGTATATATTGGACCTTTGTGCTCAACCAACATTTCTCTCATACAATCTGTTTGTCCTGCGGCATCATTTGTATCTAAAAATCGGCTTGCTGGGTCCATCATAAATACTCTATCGTGAAAAATTACACTAGCTACTGCATTTATAGCCCAAACCTCATCAAACCGAGACCCATGTGTTTTAGCTATATTGTATTCGTACCAACTATTACCAAGCCCCACAATAGCAATAGCTGCATCTTTGAGTTTTTTTACAGGTGTTTTTCTTTTCATTCTGCTCCCTTTATTTCCTTCGGTAAATATACCTCTACAAAACTGTCACATTTAGGACAACTTAAATTACTTACAATACTATATTGTTCATTTTCGTCATCAATATCGTGGTCCCCACCCCATATTAACTCTGTGTTACAGTGCCAACAATTCATCTTTTAACTTCCTCCCTTTTTTTTAATTACGAAACTGTTTTTCGTAAAGCATCATATCTATATTCGTCTTGACGACTTCTAGCTTCAGCTCTATTTTTTAATCTAGAAATTTCTTGATTGTAACGTCCTTCATACAAAGCTAATAAATCTTGTTCACCTTTTAAAAAAGTATATGCCTCTACTAAAGACGCATAAAGCAAACCATTTCTAGCGTTGTTTGATAACCAAGTGCCAGTAGTATCTGTCACTAATGAATTTGGTTTGTATAAATATGATAGTTCGACAGAATAACTATTATCAGGTACAGGTGCGATTATTAAAGTAGAACCGTTGTCAGAGCCTGTTGATAGTTGTTTGTCATATTGTGCGTAATATAGGGGAAGTCCTCTAATAGTTGTGTCTGATATGTCTTCAGCGTACTCTTGCATAAAGCTAGGGTGTTTTTTATCTAAAAAATGATAGTCGCTGTTTGAATCTATAACTGCCAAACTAAAAGGCATAATAAAATCACTTGGACAGGTTAAAAATCTGCTGCCTGCTGTAACATTACCTGTTACATTTTTTTTGAAAAAATCAAACTGTACCTCTTCAAAAATCCTTTCTTCTGCATTTTTTATTATATCGTCTAAGGTGTTAACAAAAGTTGTTTCGGTTGATTCACAAAAATTTTGAATTAAAGTTTTTAACTCTGCTAATGTCATGATGTAGTAATAGTAACACTTCCTAAACTAGAAGTCGCAGAAAAGCCGTCAAAGTTTGAGCCAATGGTATCAGTATTCGTGAATACTCGGCCAGGAGTATTTTCTTTGTCATTATCAGGACGAGGGTCATATAAAGCTTCTGCATCTGCAACATTTGTAGGTGGTTCTAATTGTGGGTGTTTTTCTTCGTAGCACTCAGGACAAGTTTTGAGGCCGTTCCATTCTTTACGAAGTTCTAATAGTTTATACCGAAAACCACATCTATCACAATGGGCTAAAGCAAATTTCCCTATAGCATATGACATTAATAAGCACCTCTTGAAAAAGGTCTTATTTTAAATGATGCTCTATCTTCATCTTGGTCTGCTGCACGTCTAAATTCTTCTTCGTATATTAACTTTAATTGGTCTGTTCTTTCGGGACTTTTTTTCATACTTATGTAATACGCTAAACCTGCAACAAAACAAGGATAAAAACGAAAAGGTATATCCATAGTGTTTCTTGCGTTATCTGCATCATCCATTCTTGTTAATTTACTAAATCTAATTACATCAGTAGAGTTTTCTGGAGTTGGATATAAAAATAAAACTGGATTATTTTGTTTATCTAAAAAAAATTGTGATGGCCTAGATTTTGTAGCTTTGTTTGGTATATTAAAATATTCAGACCTAGATATTCTATCCATATTAATATCTGTTGTGGTTGAACCATCTGTCCTTCTGACAACCACATCAAGTATGTCAATTACATCTGTTCCTAAATTATAACTCGGAGTTCCCTCTGTAACTGTTTGTGTGCCAGTTTCTATAGTCCATTGGTTTAAACCTCTGTTTGCCCACTCAGCTAACATTAAATTAGCAGACCTTATACCTGTTTTTAAATCATAGCCAGTCCTTAATTCTAAACCGCATCTTTCATAGGCCTCTTCTATAAACTCTGTTATATTCGGTTCAAAATTTGTGCTACCAGATAATGCCATTATTCTTGTTTAAGTCCTAAAATTTCATCTCTAATTAATTTTCTGTCTTTCTCTGCCTCTTCAACAGAATTATATCCTTTAATTATACCCTTAATAATCAAAGGTCTAAACCTCTTCATAGGATTTTCTATTTCGCCTGTTTCTTTGCTGTATTCAGGCAATATATATGTCAATCCTTTGTCATCGGTATGGGTGCCTAAAACCATAGACTTTTCTGAGGTGACGCCTTTTTCTGTTGTATCTGTTAAATTTTCGGCGTGATAGTTAGATAAAAACTTTTTATTTATGTTATAGACATCTAGTTTTTTTGTATTTTCTATCATTCTTCATATAAATTATCAAAGGTAATTGATGGGTCTAGATAACTCTCATGTCCTTCTGCCGAGTGTGTCCATTGAGATGGTTTAAAATCTGGAGGACCTTCGCCAGTCACCCAAAGAGCAGGACTTGTTGCTCTTACTCTATTGTTAGGTAAAGCAACTAAATTACCTTTCCATTCACAATCCTCTGTTATATATAATACATGACTTTGTTTATGTTGTGCAGAATCATCTGCAATATCAGAACCTGTATAATCTACAGTAAATAAATATTTAGCTGTATAAAACCCACCATCTATTTTAGCTATCCAAGGTGATGAACTAACTCTATCCATAACTATTACTGAGTGTTCTCTAGATTCACAATCCCAAGGTTGTGCAATATGATTTTGCATAGGTTTTGGAAAGTCGTCCATAGGCATATCGGCTACAATACCTTGTATTGGCATCCTGGCCCACATAGCACCGCCATGTACGTTAGGTTCGTCATTGTCATCACAGTTAGTTTCTTCACCTGTAAAAACAACTTGAAAACTTAAAGACCTATCAGGGATTGTGTTTACGGCTATTGCTAACGCATGTATATACTCGTCATGATATTTTTCATGATTGTGTGTGAATTCTCTCCGCACCCAACACTTAAAGTGTGGAATGTTACTTATTAAATGTGACACTAATTATTTCAATCTTTGTCTTCTTCTGTTTGCATTACCTGCTATAACTCCGCCCTTGGATTTTTTCATGACTTTGCCACCTTTAGACTTTTTCATGATTTTTCCACCTTTGGATTTTTTCATCATAATACCACCTTTAGACTTCTTCATCATCATGCCGCCCTTTGATTTCTTCATCATCATGCCGCCTTTTGATTTCTTCATGACTTTACCACCTTTTGATTTTTTCATAGCTGGCATGCCACGTTTTTTAGTTAAAGGTTTTTTTACTTTTAATTTTTTTTGTTTCAATCCGTGAAATGGCATATTAACTCCTAACTCATTGTTGTGACTTTACGTTTGTCAGACATAACTTTACCACAACCTTTTGCGATAAAGCCACCTTTTTTCATTTTTACTTTATTCTGTTTTGCCATAGCCTTTTGTATAGCCATACCTCTAGCTTTTTCATATTCTGAAAATTTACCGTCTTTATTTAAATCTGCTTTTTTACTAAGTTTCACAAAGCCTCCTTCTTTAAGTTTAGTCGAAACATTTATTGGTTTACCTTTCCTGTTTGGGTTTGGGTCTTTTCTTCTTTTTCTTTGTACTATTTTTGCTCTAGCATCTTTCGACATACCTTGTGCTTTTTTCTTTGGTAAACATCTTGGTTTGCCTTCTGCTTTTTTTCTACCGCCACATGAGCCAATAATGTTGCCTTTGGCATCCATACGGACCCATTCTTCATCTAACCATGATTGTAGTTGTCCTTTGCTCATCTTAATCTATCTGGCAAGACTGCACCTTGTCCTCTAATAGATACAAGACCACCTTTAGCTTTTTTTACTTTCTTACCTTTTGCTTTTTTTGCATAGTTTGGGTCTTTGCAGTATTTTGATGCAGCTAAATTAGCATAAGCTGAAGGATAAACGTCAAAAGTTCTTTTTGCCCAAGCTTTACCCTCTGGACAAATTTTACCTTTACTTTTTACTTTCTTTGCCATAATTATTTATATTTACTTGATTTTACCTTCTTACCTTTGTTTTTTCCACCTGTTCTCGCTATCAGCCCTCTTGCTTTTGCAGAGGCTTTTTCACTAAAACCCATTTTCTTTTTTTGTTTAATTTTCTTTTTAAGAGTTTTAAGTTTTGCGACCATGTTTTTTTCTAATTGTATCTTTACCTTTTCTAAATATACTTGCTACTCCTGATTTACCCATAACTTTAGCTCTTTGCTCACCAACTGTTAAAATTTGTATTTTTCTAGCAAACGGTTTATTGATATTTGTTACTTTTTTTACTGTTTTCCTAGCATCCTCTGGGGTAGCAAACTTTATAGAAACAGTATCTTTAGGGTTTTCGTCAGTATATAAACGTCTGCCGCTACCTTTTGGCTTTTTTCCCGTACCTTTTTTTGGGTCTCTTTTTTTGTTCATCTTTTATTATTTTTTTAATTGTATTAGATTGTTTTTTATGCAATCTTGAAGCTTTATTAAGTTGTTTTGATACCTTTTTTAATCTTTTTATCATAGTCCTTGTCCTCTATATTTTTTGTAACTTCTTTTCATGTTTTTGTTCATAGTAGAAGTTCCAAGATTATTATAACCTATAGAAGTTTTTTTACCCCTAGCTCCTGTTGCTGGAACATGAATAGTTGTGCTTGTCCATCTTTTTGCCATTATCTAATTATATCTATTTCTGAATCCGTTTGAATTACAACTCTTGCACCACAAGAAAGTAGAGGCTTGTCGTTACCTCCATATTTAACAACTGAAGGACCATTTACTTTTACTTCGTGGCAATAGGTGTTTGTTTTCCCTTCCTTTATTGTTATGACAGGTTCATCTGTTCCATTCTTTTTATTAGCTCTTATTTTGTGTTGGTTTACATGAATATATTTTTTAGCCACTTAACATCTCCAACGTCTTCTTGCTTGTCTTAATCTAGAGTTAGGGTTTTTTGCTGCTTTTGGAAATTTTTTCATTTGACCTGCAGACCTAGCACAAAACGATTTTCTTCTGGCTTTTTCTTTTTTTGTAAGATTTTTTTTCTTAGTTACAGCAGTTTTTAATTTACTGCCTGGGTTGAGTTTTCTATATGCTTTGACACCAGCCTTTGTCATGCCAGCACCTTTTTTGGTAGGCCTATAGTTTTTCTTGTTTCTTGGCGGTTGTTTGTCTGGTTTACGAGCCATTCAAACTATCCTTAACCGTATTCTTTAACTAGCTCTAAAATGATTGAATATGTGTCGCCACTAGAATGTCCTACTGTGGTAAATAAAACATCTCCTGTTTTTCCAGAACCTGCATTATTAGGTATGCCTGTAAAATTATCATAGTATTCATCGCCTGTACTATCTGCTGGTAATCCAGTAATTAAAACATTAGCGGTAGCATCAAAAAATAAATTGACACCCATACCACGACAAGCCCAATAAATTCTTTGTATTGTTACGCTAGTACAAGCATCCCCATTGGCATTTGCTTGTAAAGCAGAAACATCTACTTTAACAACATTAGCTTCGCCAGTACCATCGGAGACATTAGTAAATTTCAAGACGGCCTTTCTCTGACCGTCCTGAATAGTTTGTGATGTTACCGTATCAGCCATTATCTCTCTACCAATACACTAACATAATCAACAACTAAACTCTTAGCTGCTGCTTCACCTGCTTGAACTGCAAGTGTAACTGTAAGTTCTTCATTGTCAGGTAAATTAGTATTTACCACTCCTACAGGCTCTGCATTATTAATAGCATAAAATACCTGACTAGAATTTGGGTCAATAAAGAATGATGCAGTCACAAAAGTGTCGTTCACCATAGTATGAACTCCTGCACTTTCAGTTTCAGTTGAATCTTTTTCAACAACAAAATCTAAATTAGTGTCGCCATCGTCTTTAGTAAAGAAAATGCCGTCTGATACACCATCTATAGCTGTAGTATCTGTTATTGCTAAACCAATTAAAGCATCAGATTGTGTAACATCACTTAATTTAAATCTGCATGAAAAGAAAGCTCTTTTGCTACCATTTATTAAAAATGATTCGCCTTTGAGCTGTAACTCTTCTGAGTCATTATCTGCGTCGTTAGTGGTAATAATTAATTGACCACCAGCACCGCTTGTTATTTGAATTACCTCACCAGAATCGCCACCACCATCAGTAGATGTAATGGTCCAATCACTAGCAACGTAGTTCATGAAATCGTTAAAATAACCGTAATACGTCTGGTCAGACGGATAAGGTTGAAACATAGGTAAGTCTTTTTTGGACTTAGAAGCGACAGTATTACCTGCCCATAAAATTTGATTTTGAAAATGTGGATTAGACATAAGAACTCCTTTTCTTTAAATGGAACACATCATGTGCCTCATTATGCTAATAGGTAAATTTTATATTAGGCTTGATTATATATCAACAGGTAAATTTTTTTTACTTTCTTTCAAAGACTGAACTGCACTAAAAAGATTTTGATATGTGTTTTTTATTTTTGGGTCTTTACCATATAACTCTAACAACTCAGAGCCAACCATTTCAATTAAACATTGAGCTGCTAGTATTTTATTATCTAATTCTTTTATAGGATGTTTTTTGTCTGACATTTTTTTCTTTGCTTGAAATTTTTTCGCAAGAGACAAGTTTATCAATTTTTTTTCTAAACTGGTATAGCTAGGCCACTCTCTTATCTGTTTATTTGAACGTCCACACCCTTTACATATATCATCGCCCCAGGTCGTGCTGCATCTACCGATACAAGGACTGTCGGATAGTGTTGTTGGCTCTCCCAAAACTTCTTGTAAATTACTCATGTAGATACCGAAAGTAACAAGATGAATATACTACATGTGGAAACTTTTGTCAAAAAAAAGGGCCCTAATGGGCCCTGTTTGTAATACTGAGTAACAAACTGTACTACGAGTTCGTATTATGCTCCTTGTGAACCGTCAACACATCTCCAGTTAGAGAACCCAAATGAGTATCTCTCTCTAGCTTTGTATCTCATGTTTCCAGTATCGAAGTCGCCTTCTAATGAAGTTTGCATAGGAGACCTAACAAAATATTTAAATCCATCAGGCACGTCTGTTTTGAAGAAGTATGCGTCTGGGTCATTTAAGTAATGATTGACTACATATCCTTCAGGTAACATACCTTGATTTACAACGGAGTTAATATCGTTGTCAGATGTTCCAACTCTACCTGGTGAGCTTAATAGTCTGTCAGCCACGAACTGAAGTTGTGGTGGAACTATAAGCTTAATACCTTGTAAAGCAATATTAAGACCTCTGTCATCTGTCTGAGTAGAGATTCTAATAAGTGCATCTTCTATTGAAGTCTCGTTCAAGTCAGCGAATGTAGATGCTCTGTTAGCAGATGTAGCACCACTTGATAGTGGATGCGAACTGTTAATCAGAGAAACTCCATCACCGCCTGGGAAAGAACTTGAGAAAGCGTTGTTTAATACACTTGCTGCTTTAATTTGCTTAGTATTTGCCATACTTCTAGCTAAAGCTTTTGTGTATCGAGAACCTAGTCTGTCATACAGATTGTCCTCAACTGCTTCTTCAGTTAATGAAAAAGCTAACGCTACTGTCTCGTGTTCATAACGAGCTGTAAAGCCTTCGTTTGCATTGTCGAATGAAACACCTTCACCCTCTGGTTTTACAGGGGCGTTTCCGAAACCAACAATCATTACTTCTTCTTCAAAAGCTCTGTCTGATGATTCTTCTTCATAGATTTCTGCATGTTCATTATCATAACGTGCATATTCCATACCGAACAAGGCATTTAAACCTGGCTCTAATTCTTTTGCTAATTGTGCTCTATTAATTGCCATGATTATTTACTCCTTACACACCTGCG